AAAGGTATACAATTCCCAAGCAAAGATGACGAATCAAAATAAACAAAGAGATATCATTCAAAAGAAAGCGTTAAAACTTTCTAGAATGCATAGATTTCTTTGTTTAGAGTGGTCAACCGGGGCAGGTAAAACAAAAGCTGCCCTGGATATTGCTCAAGATTTATTAGATAGTAACCCAGATGCCGTAGGATATTTAGTTTGTAAGGAAAGTACTCACAAAAAGAATTGGATCTCTGATATGCAAAAGCATGGCAAAGATTCTATTGAAGGTTCATTAAAGACAATATTATATGCGTCATTAAAGAGTCAGAAGAAACCTGCAGATTTTGTAATACTTGACGAATGTCATGCACTTACACCAAAAAGAATACAGTATCTTAGGCAAATATTGCAAAAAGGTACTCGTATTATATTTTTGTCAGCTACCATTCCAGACGAGAAGAAAGACTTGATGAATGCACTTTGTAAAAAGGTGCACTACAACAGGATACCTCTTACAAAAGCGTTTGAAATAGGTTTGTTGCCAAAGCCAAACTTAGTTATACACTCAATTCATTTGAATACAGAGATAACTGACAAGGCTTGGGAGTTTGTGGCCAAGAAACCAAAGGGTGGGGGAGATAAATACATTAAATGTCCACATGACGAGATGTACAGCAATCTTAAGACACTTCCGAAAGGATATGGATTAATATGTACAGGATCAGAAAGTGAGCATTACAATGCACTTACCAACCAAATGGCCTATTATGAGCAGTTATCAAACAAACAAGGCGTTCCTTATGAAGTTAGACAAGGTTGCAGGTTTAAATACCTAAACATTGCGTCTAATAGAAAGAAGTTTATCGCAGAAGTTAAGACTCTAACAGTTAAAAAGCTTGTAGAAGAGTTTAGAACAGACAAATCTAGGTTTATATGCTTTACCGGATCAATAAAACAAGTAAAGGAACTTGGATCTACTAGTGCAATACACTCTAAGAATACAAATGATCATAATCAGGAACTGATAGATTGTTTTAACAGCTTAGAATGTGACGAACTATTTGCAGTAAAGATGCTTAGAGAAGGTGTCAACTTAACAAACATAGAAAAAGGTATAATAACACAATTAGATAGTGGTATTGGATCTTTTTATCAAATGTTAGGTAGATGTCTAAGACACGAATTCCCAGAAATGCACTTAATACTGCTACAAGGGACTCAAGATGTAAAATATTTTAACAGATCCATGAAAGACTTTGACGAAGAGTACATAACATGGAGATAAAACAAGAAAGATGGATGATATAACAATACCAATTGACAAAGTTGTCAAGAATGGTCTTAATATTACAGAATATCTATCACTATACAACATCGCTAGCGGATATACAATATCTAAACTGCTAGTTGACCCTGTAAAATCCTTAATTTCTTTAGAAGAGAAGGGTTTTATTAAAATGTCAGATGGTAAGACGTACCTTAGAAGTAAAGCTAATGTATTTTTTACTGTTGATGAAGACTTATTTACTGAATGGCTTAACACTTACCCAACAATGGTAATGAGAAAGCACGGAGGTAAACGAGCATTGTCTCCAGCAGGTGCTAGTACCATATTAGGTAAGAAGTTACGGGCTAAGTGGGATAGAATATTTAAGAAAGACACAGGAAAGCAAAGACAAGCTATTGATGTGTTGGCACTACAAGTCAAAGACATGAAACGTAGTGGCGACCTAGAATATATGGTCGAAGCAGCCAGGTGGCTAAACGAGGGTTATCACGAGAAGTATTCATACCTTCTTGAGAGTAATACCAATAATAACAAGTATGAGAACGAGGACTATATGTAATGATGAGTAATAACAAAGTTAAAGACAGATTACAAGGCCTTAAGGATATAAAAGCAAAGAAGGATGCAGGTCAAATATTCTGCATTCCCTTTGAAAACTATCCTAAATTGACAGAATCTATACCAGGCGTTGTGCCAGGTATGATTCAGATGGTTACAGCATCTTCAGGTGTCGGTAAAACACAGGTTACAAAAGCACTCTATGTTAGAGAGCCTTTGGAATATGCTCTTAAGCACGGAATAAAGCTTAAGATATTTTACTTTGCACTAGAAGAATCACAACAAGAATTTATTGACACTATGATATGTAATTTTATATCGTCTAGGTGTGGTATATCTATGGACTTATTGACCTTACAAGGTTTTCGACAGAAATCTCTTGGCCAGGACAAGATGGATCTAATAGACCAACACATACAAGACATAGAAGACTTACTAGAAAATGTAGAAATTATAGACTCAGTCTACAATCCTACAGGTATATATAAATATTGTCGTGACTATGCAGACAAGAACGGTACTCATGTATTTGAAGATAGAGAATTTATTAAGAAGAAATCAGATGGATCTACCCAAAAAGTAGTAAATAAGGTTTATTCTCATTATGTTCCTAAAGATATAAATGCTATGACTGTTGTTATTGTTGACCACATCAGCTTACTTACACCAGAAAAGAGAAAAGACGGTGTTATGATGAGTCAACATCAGACCATGGCTCATTGGAGTACTAACTATGCGTTAAAGCA